GCCACACATCCACCGTCATTACACCGACAAGCATGAGGTCACCACCACCGCTTCTCCGAGTACGGCACCGGGCCACCGACGATATTGGTTTCCCAATACTCCGTCTCCGTGTCCCCACCTTCCTCGTCGCGCGTGCGCGACACGGTAGCGAACCCGTAAAAGCCCAAACCAGGCTCCTGCGAGTTACGCACCAGCACATCACGCTCCGGCTTAGTGAACACCCCGGCGCGAACCTCGTCCCGATCCAGGCGAGCCGACCACGAGCCGACCTGCTGCTGGATGTAGCGGTCAGGGTTCTTGAAGGTGCGCAGCGCAGCGGACAACACCACAGCCGCAACATCGCGCGGCACGTTCGCCATAGTCCACTGCGCCCGCGTCTCACCCAGTGCAAGCGCAGACACGTCCTCGATGATCGCCTGCGCGCGCTGCTTCTCGTTCTCCTGGAAGTCGCGGCCCAGGCGGATCTCGAGGGCTTCGAGAGTAACGAGCGGGTCGGCGCCTTCAGGGGCCACCGGCTCAGTGTTGCCTAATGGTTCACTCATAGCGTCTCACCGCCCTTCTCGATTAGCCCGCCGCCGGGACGGTCGGGTTGTTGCCGGCCTTCGCGCGCAGATCCGCGACCTTGTTCAGATCAGCGGTGACCTTGAAGCCGCGCAGGAAGTGCTCCTTGCCCTTCGCGTCCAGGTCGTTCATGTGGTTGGTGCCTGCAAAGCAGTCCACGATGGAACGATCCTCGGCGTAGTCGGCGTCGTAGTCGCGCAGCCAACGCAGCGCGGTCTGCGGGGTGGACTGCGACGCGCCGAACACCGCACCCTGCGGCACGACAGGTGCCGCGGTAGCGAGCGTGAACGCCGTCTTGTGGAAGGCGTACAGCTCGTTGGTGGGCACCTGGTTGGACTCCACGATGGTAAAGCCGGACAGCTTACCGATGGTGGCGTCACGCAGCGCGCCGGCGTCGCCGGCCTCGTTGACCTTCACCAGGTTCGGGGCGTTGCGGATCTCCTCCGCAATCTCCGCACCAGCCACAACCACACGGTCGTTGGCCGGGATGTAGCGCATGGAGAACAGGGTGGCCAGGCGGTTGAACAGCGCGTGCGCGCCCATCTTGCCGGGGCCGTAGAAGTCCTCCATCTTCAGCGTGCCCTTGACCTTCGTCGCGTCAATGATGTTGAAGTCCTGGTCAAAGCGACCATCGGTGTACGGCGCGTTGACGATCTCGTCAACCACCATGTCCTCGATGTACTCCTGCAACGCACGAACCTGCGGGGCAAGGATCTCCACCGCAAAGTTCTGAATGTCAAGAGTCAGCTGCTCGTCCGTGACGGACGTGGCGTGGTACGGGAACTTCGTGAGCTTCACGCCCAGCTTGTTCTCGGTCAGCCAGTCCAGCTTGATCCGGCGATCCTCGCCGGTAGCACGCAGGTCACGATCCTTCGCCTTAAAACGGCCAGGGATCTTGACGTTGATCGTGTCGTTCAAAGAGCCTGCAAAGTCATGCGCAGACCACTTCCACACGAGCTGCGCCACAGCAAGCTCGCGCTCAAGAAGGCCAAGAGCCGTCTTAGCGAACAGCTCAGCCTTGATAAAATTATGCTGCTCACCAGCCATAATTTCCTCTCCTTAGATACGGGGCAAGTTCTGCACCAGTTCATTCGGAGACTTCGAGGCAAGATCATCGAGCTGGCTCGGGTTGCCGCCACCAACACCGCGGCGCTCCCGCGGCTGATAGCCAGGAGCCGGCGCCTCCTTCGGCTCCGACCCGGCAACCTCCTTAGGCTTAAACCCAGACGTCAGCGCGCCAGCAAGCGACTCCGCGTCCTGAGTCCACGACTCAACGGAGTCACCCTGCAAACGCGCACCGAACCCCTTCGGCAGGCCAGCGGCCGTCGCAATCGACTCACGCTCGAAAGCCGTCAGCTTCTCGTCGCGCTCCGCGATCTGCCGCTTCAGCTTCTCAGCTTCATCCGGGGCAAGGTAACCCTCAAAGTCCTGCTTGACACGCTTCTCTACCGCCTCTGTCGCACGCGCAACACGCGCCTGGACGATCTGATCAAGTGCCTCCTGGGACTCCGGGGGCGTCCAAGATCCCTTACCAGCCTCAGCTGTCTGGCCCTGCTCGGTCGAACCATCGTTGTCAGCCATAAAAGTCTCCATTCAATTACCCGTTTCACCCTCGTCAGGTCTAGCCACACACACGTGCGTGACCATAGGATACAACAAGATCCCTAGTTAGGGACACGCGCGTCAGGGGCGAACCCCCGCTAGTCAAAGTCAGGCATCGGGTACGGCTCCATCCGATCCGCCGGCCAGAACTCAGCCGGATCTTCGTCCGGGTACTGCTCAATGAGCCAGTCCTGGAAAGCGGCACCCTGATCAACAAACTTCGCCGTCTCGGGATAGAGCTGGCGCGCTTCATTATCGAGCCGGCGACGAGTCACTTCGTCCTCAACCGTGGTCGACGCGCGGCGCACCACCCACTCGTACTCGCGCGTCCAGTCCGTCTCCTCGAACCCGTACTTCTCCCACTGCTGCAAGGCGTACTCGAGCTGCCCGCGGTGAAACTCCTTCGTCCACTCAAGCTCCCCCGGCGCGAACGCATCACCCTCATACTGCTCAAGGAACGCCAACTGCATCATCTGGCTGGGAATACGCAACCGCAACTCGTCGCGCTTCTCCACCACCACCGGGCGTTCAAACGTCCAATCCTTCTCCACGAACTTGCCGTCCCTAAACATCCGCCGGAAATTGTTGTACTGCTCCGACCAAGTGTACTGATCCGGCATCTGACCCACACCCTGTTTCCACAGCGCACGAGCCCGATCCACCCCCGGCGGCAACTCGTGATCCTCAGCATCCAACGGCACCGGCTCCAACCGGCACTGACACCCGTCATGCACCTTCGCGTTCCCGCCCTGCATCGCCTTACCCGTCGACGACATGTGGGTGCGGAACTTCGCGTTCGACACATCCCACGTGCCCTGCTCGTACACCACGCCGAGGGCTGCGAGCATCACGCAAAACGCACACGGGTTGGGCCCAAGGACACGCACAACACCCATCGCCTGCGACGCCGCCGCCGCGTTCACAAAGTCCACACCAGCATCCGCAAGCGTCGTCGCCGCGTTCGCTGTGCGCACCCACGACTTATCCGACTTGTCCTGCAACCGACGGTTCTTCTCCGCCTCGTCCAGATACTCCGCGTCATGCAACGCCGCGGTCTGCTTCTCCAAATTGTCCGGCCCCTTAATCGCCAACCTGGTGCGAGCGTTGTTCTCGTCAACCTCCCGCGGGTCAGGGATCAACACAATCGGAT